ACATTACCTACTCCCGTCAGGACGTATATCTACCCTCGGCGTACCCAAGCGCCACTGCGTGTCGGTCGTATCAGATTCTACCTTGAGCGCAAAAGATCTACCGCGCAATCGAACGAACGCTTGTTCGGTAAATTGCTCTACAGGCGTGGTGGACGACTGAACCACCTCCGATGCATTGCTCTGTAAATATTGACCGCCCGGGTAGTTGCGTGCCTGCAAAGTAAAATCCACACTAGGAGCATCCGATATGGAGTCTTCGAAGGTTAAATCCGGTATTAATCGGCTGATAAAAACGAATTCGTTGCCCTGGCTAATACTAATCTGGCTGCTTTCTATGTAGCTGGTAATCGGGCTGACAGGGTTTGTGCTGCCGTCGTTCTGACCATTTTCGTGCAAATACAGGTATCCGTCTGGAGACGCCGCAATGGGGTATGTTTGTAAGCCCCGATCATGCCACGCGGTCCGCGCCAGTGTGCCCACCGCCCACGTGTTGTCTAAGTAATTATAGATAACGTAGCGATCGTTTTCGTTAGAGCTTCCCGAGGGGTAGAACCACCAAATTTCAGAAAACGTCGAGTTTAGCGCGCAAGTTACAAGCTTTGACTGGCCCGTATTAAAGTCGTCAAATATATAAGATCTTACCGAACAAGGAACTTTTTGCGTCTGACCGGTGTAAATATAGAAGTCGCCTATACCCATCCAGAACACTTTGTCGTCCACCGCCGTGACGGCATTGGGTCCGGCAATTGTAATATTGTCGGCTATTTGACCAATACCAAAAGTAAATGGAGGTCCAAGGTATTGCATGCTATGCAGCGAAATGTCTGTGAACACAAGGACTTGGTTACGGGTTTCTACCGCAGTAATAATCTCAGACCCGGAACCGACACGAAGGTCACCGGCGGTATTGGTTACTTCCGCCGTCCACGTAGTTATAGACTCCTGCGAAGAGAATCTAATTAACAGCGGATCTTGTACACCGATGTTGTTTTGAGGATCGCAGCCAAAAGCAATAACGTGTCTGTCTCTGTCGCTAACCAAAATCTGCTTGGCAATGGTCGGAGTGGTTGCATCCGCTCCCGGCAGGTCCGACAGCGCTGTCGCGCGGTCCGTGGTCAAGTCATCGGCACTGGTGTCCCAATAGTAAATGCCGCCATCGCGTACATTAAACAGCAGGTCTTCACCAAAGTTGTCCACGCCCCAAAGGCGTAAAGAGTTGGTAACCGTGCTGGCCGCGGAAGATCCCCACGTGCCCCTGCTCCACGTAGACGAACCCCAACCGGTTCCTGTTACGGCGACACCAAGACCTGAGTTTATTTGATAAGCACCTACTACAGACGCCCCGCCATTGCCGGTGTCTGATCCGTCGGCCGTGACTGGCGTAGGGTTGAGCACGCCATTTTCGGTAATGCTGGCTATGCTGGTGCCTGCGGTGCGTGCTGTAAAGGTGTACGTATCCTCGTCTACTACGTCGATTTGGTATTCTTGATTAAGAACCGCGGCCGTTATCTGACCGCCCAAGCTTACCGCACCACTAAACGTAACAAAGTCGCCAGTTACGGCGCCATGAGCGGTGTCAGACACTGTGATGGTAGAAGAGCCGTTGACCGCGGCAAACGTAACGTCGCCCGCGGAAGTAGTAGTGCGAATAGGCGTAATGTCGTAGTAGAAGCCCCCTTCATTAATATAAAACTTATACTGGGTTCCTACCGAGACAAGGTTTGAGCCGTCCAAAGTGACATACGTATGCAAAGACCGGCAAGGCTGCAAGAAGCTGAAATTGGACTGCTTGACCCAACCGCCTATCTTTTCGGGGTACCCATAGTGAAAACGGACCTTGTCCGAGTCGGACCAGCCCCCTTCGTTGGAGTAAGACGTGGCTTCTTTATTGATTCCGGGTCTGAATTGTAGCTTCGCTAAAGGCATTCGCTAACCTCATAATAGGTATTCACCTGTCTCGATCATGGATACGAGTTCATGTGCGCGGCCTTTTACGTCCCGACTCCATTTGGAATCAAGGAATTCCTTTGCTGCGAGGGTATAGTCCGCCACTTCCATGGCAGCTAACGCTTTCTTAAAGCCACGCAGACGTGTGGCACCAAGATTAAAGCTAATGTCAATCATAGCATCTTTTCGCACATCATCAAGGCTATTAAACCAAGGATATTCAGAGCTTAACTCTTTAATAACGCGCTCTATGTCGTTCTCTAGCAGGTAATCCACTTCGTCATCAGACAACCCAATGCCGCCGTTGGGGTCTACATTTCGGCCTATACCTAACGTCCAGTACCCGGCGCTGCATTTGTACGCTAAATGGCGTCCGTTAGTCTTTACTTCACCTTCGTGGCGCTTAAGCATTTCCAGTAGCTTTTCCATCTTATTTTTTTCCATTACTGCCACCAAAAAAGAAAGCCGAGATACCTGAGACAAGACCACCTAAGTAGCCCAATATCAAGTTAACCACGCCGTCGTCGTTAGCATCTGGGGGTTGAATCGTAACTAAAAACACGTATGCCAAAAAACCCAATAGCGCAAACATGGCAAATATCTTTGGGGTCGGATCGTCGGCAAACTTACTTCGAGCATCCTTTCGGTCATCTACCTCGGCCTTAAAAGACTCTAGGTCTATTTCCATTTCTCGGATGCGATCTTTAAATTCACCGTCGGCTTGTTTCACCAACACGGCTTTTTCAGGCTGAGCCTCTAGTATCTGCTCAATCTTCTCAGCACTAGCCTCCGGGACACCCAACTTAGATGCCACCATTTTGACGGCCATGCCCGCCATGGGGCCTCCCGCTGCTTGTGCAACAGTGGGGGCCAGAGTCTTAAGCAAATTGCCTAATTTAATCATGCTTCAGCGTTTTCTTTTTCGACAATTTCGTCGATTGTGTCACACACATCAGGGACAACTACACCTGTGGTAGCAGACAACGCAGACCGACCTACTGCACGCATTCCTTTGTATACGCCGGAGCAATAAAGTTCTTTGTTTTCGCGTACCTGCTCAACGGTAGTGCAGGAAGCCATTAGTAAAGCAATGCTAAATATCAACGCCAGTCTTACCATTTTTCTGGTCCTCTAAGAATTTAGTCAGTCGTTCTTTATATCCGTCCATAAAATGATCGGATATACGGTCTTTAATGCCTCTATCTTTCTTTCGAAGGTATTTAGATGGGTTGATGTAATCCACGCCACCGTTTGAGAAATATAACATGTCCTGAGACTTACTGGGTCCATAGCACAGACGGGGCACCCGGGGAACAGAGTCGCTGCCGTTAACCACCGAAATCTGATTGTCCAGAGTCATGGGTTTTTTAAAACCCTTGAAGAACGTATTCGGCTTGCCAAAAGTAATCAAATTAAGGTTGTCGTGCTTACCGTTTAGCTTAGCCGCCGACAGTTCTGCTAATGCGCCTCCCAAACTATGACCACAAATCAAAGTGCGCTTGTTGTAATCAATATACGGCTCGATGTCATCCCACACTGACGCGTGGGCCGCGACAAACCCGGCGTGACACAAGCGCCCGGCGTACGGAACAGGAACAGGGAATAAGTTAAACGCCCAATCGCCCACCTGTTGCGTGCCACGGAACACAATAATGTCTATGGTCTTGCGCTGAATTACAAAGGCGGTTGTAGACGTAAGTCCAGATTCAATTTTGGTCGCGTCGCGGTTAGTCTCGTTATACGCTTTCATTGACCACGAGCAAGCCATGCTGAGAAGAACAGGGTCTAGTTTCATTTTATGTTACCAAGCTTACCATCCAGAATATTATACCCATAGTCGCCCCAGTCATTAGGAGGATAAGAGTACCGTCGATAATTAACCGTTTTTGCTTAGCCCGTGCTTCAGCAGCAGCAAGCCGTTGTGCGCGTATGGTACGCCGTGTCTTCATCATCTCGTTATAGAAGGCTTCGCCCGGCCCGTACAGCACGATGATTTCTCTGAGCTGAGTTTCCATTTGCTGCGTCTTATGCTTCGCCATCTGTATTTCTAGGGCTTGAGCCTCTACCGACGAGCCTCGCAGGAACTTAGGGCCATACTGGTTTTCTTTCTCTATCTCTAAGATTTTTTCCTTAGAATCAAAGAACTTACCTATGTACTGGGCGGTATCCTCTATCTCACGTCCGGCATTTACGGCCTTGGCAACGAGGTTGTACGCTCTTGTCGCTCCTGCTATACAGGCACTTATCGTTACGGGGTCCATCAGTATGCCCTCACTGTTACTGGGTTCGCCAAACGAGGCAAACAATATGCAGCGAGGGCCACGCCTCGGGGTTCGTAATTAAGGGTCCGTTCTACCTTCCCCCTGACAATAGCTGTAGCAAAGTAATTGCACCTATTGATGTCATAGAAATACATGTCCGAAGACTGTATCTGGCCGTTGACCAGAACATATAACAAAAATAGATGTGTCATAATATTTCATACTTAATTATACACAGCGTATGCTTTTTCCCAAAGCTCAAAATCCTTGGCGTAGATATCTAAAGACTTCTGTTTGCGGTCCGCAGAAAGGTTTTCTAAATAATAGGTA